CCGTCGAGCCTCACGGTGGCTGGTTCGCCGACGAAAAGAGCCGATGGATCGGGTAATGCCGGTGGTTCGATCACGGTGGCCTACGACGCGGCGACGCTGGCCGTTGCGCCTGTGGCAGCGCGCTGGCTTGGCGGGGCCGTCTACGGGTCTGGAGTCGGCGAGTCGCCCTATGCGGGCTTCTGGGAGATCCAAGGTGCCCTCATGCTCATGCCGGGTGCCGTCGCCTGCCTGATCGGCTTGACGACGACGCTGGCCGGGGTGGGCAGCATCACCTGGGCCGAGGTGCCGGTCTAAGGAGGGCACCATGGCAAACACCGTCACGGTGCGGACTCTCGAAGAGGGTCCGCGCAACGTCATCGTGCATGTCGCCTTGGAGTCGGATGGCGTCACCGGCGAAGTGGTGAACCAGAAGATACTGGAAGGTCACCGCTTCGTCATCATGGGGGTCAAGAGTTCCCTATCAGGGTTCGATGTCATCCTCTCCTTCGATGACCTCTCCGATATCCCGGCCTGGGTGTGCACCCCTGACTCGAAGCCGCAGGATTTCTTTTCGATCGGTGGCATCGCGGATCCGGGCGGGCTTGACTCGCAGAAAAACCTCCTGCTCTCCACAAGCGGATTCACGTCGGCTGGCGACAAGGGGACCATGATTATCCACGCGAGGAAAAAACCATGAGCGGCGGACAAGTCGAAGTCGTATCGAGGACCATCTTCGTTCAGGATGAGTTCAAGCGGCCCGCTGACACCACGGCCTACACCGCTGGAGACGTGGTTGCCGACTCAACCGGCATCGCTCGGATGCTTCGCTTCGCCAAAGCAGCGCGCAGCCCTGGCGGCGGCGGCGTCATTCAAAGCTGCTTGCTGGTCGATTCCACTGCAGAGAGCACGAAACCAGACTTGGAGTTGTACCTGTTCGACAGCGTCATCACCATGCAGGACGACAACGAAGCTTGGGCTCCGACTGACTTGGAGATGCTTTCCTTTGTCGGCTGGATATCGTTGCCATCGTCTTCGTTCAAGACGTGCGGAGCGAACGGCATTATCCAATCGCCCGACAAGGCGCTCGCCTTTGTCTGCGCGCCAAAAGTTGTCGATCTATTTGGTGTCCTCGTAGTAAGGAATGCGTATACACCCGTGAGCGGTGAGCAGCTTAGAGTAAAACTCGCTATCTTGACGGACTAAGCCATGCCGATCGGAACCCGTCGCGCCCTATTCGCGGACACGCGGGATCAGCGTCAACTGCTCTCTCGCATACTCTCCGACGGTAACACCGCCGCCTGGTATCAGCCCGGCGTCGGGCATGCTCCTACTGACATCCTGAACGCCAGTCTGTGGGCAAACTGGGTCAGTGGTACTGCCGGGACTGCTGCCGATCTTGCGCAGGCTACGGGGGCAGCGCAGCCGATTGTGCTGTCACACACCGGGACGAACTATGCGTTTTTTTCTGGTGCCGCGTCTAATTGGTGGAGTTCTCCTCATGCAGCGTGGAACACATTAACGGGATCATTCGATATTGATTTCGAGCTATTTGTTGCAACCAATACACCCACTGTCTTACAGTCGACCTGGATGGCAAAGGATTCTTCTGGCGGAAACATGCGTGACTACTGGTTTGACCAGCAAGTCACAACAGGAAATATCAGGTTTATTGGGTATATTGGCGATGTAGTGAAGGCATGGAATTCTGGGGCACCATTAAGTGCCACAGTAGGCACTAATATCTTCGTGAGATTCAAAATGACCTACGCGGTGGGCGGAACGTCAGTCATGGATTTTTACACGTCAACAGACGGAGTATCGTGGAGTACACACGGTACTCAGGCATCTGTCGCGACAGCGGCGGCCATAGATTCGGATCCACAAGATGTGATAATTGGCAATAAAGCATGGGATGATTCTCCTCTTAATGGGGGAATAAGGCGGATTCGTGTGTATTCCAGCGACAGGGATGCTGGCGGAACATTAACTGGAGATTTTAACGCAAAGACAGCAAGTGAAACATCTACAAATGGTGCGACACTGTCAAGTGGCGGAGCAACATTTACTCTTGTAAATACCGGCGCAACGCCAGCGCAGATCGTGGGGAGTCCGCAGTTGCTCGGCAATGGTTCAGCGCACTTCATGCAATCCGGGGCTTTCGCGCTCGCTGCTCCATACGAGTTTTTTGACGTGTTCAAAGCTATCAGTTGGACCTCGGATGACGTGCTGTTCGATGGCCGCGACGCTGATTATGAGTTCGCGGCGCAGCAGTTCACGGGCACACCACAAATCAGGCTGAAGGATGCCGGGGCCGCGACAACCGGCGTATCCCCAACGCTCAACACGTGGAACATCCTCTATACCTCGGTGGCCGCGGACGGCACCGGAACGATCCAGTTGAACAACGGAACTCCGGTCACGGCGGCATTATCTGCCACTGCATTGACGGGACTGACGATGTGGCGGAAAGGACTGACGGCAGGTGGTTACGGGAATTTCCAACAGAAGGACAAGATACTGCGCGGAACGGTCAGCAGCGCTGCAACGCGGCTCGCTATTCAGCAGCGGCTGGCTAAACTTCACGGCATTACCCTGTGAAGCCCGCCATGCTGAAACTCACCTACCTCACCCAAGCCGACGCGCAGACCCGCGCCGCCTCGCTGCACACGCAACTCAAGGCGACGAATTCGCTCTACCGGGCATCCTGTGATCTGTACGATGCTGGAGGGCCGGGCGGTACGGCGCGGTGGGATGTGCCGAAGCAGGACGTGGACAAGTTCGGCGTTCCACTGGATACGAAATGGCATGTCACGGTGGACAATCGGGTTAGACCTGTGATGACGAAGGCGGAGACGGGTACGATTGTCGAGTGGACAGTGGTGGTGAAGTAATGGAATGGCGCGACGTAGCGATGTTGTCGATGTCCGGGTTTTCTGCTGTGCTGTCGGTATTGATCGGCATCGTCGCGTATTTGCTGAAAATGGAACTGAGCCGCAAGGCTGACGTGAGCGACGTAAGGAATAACACGAAGTTGATCGAGACTCACATCATCGAATATGTGCGACGGCACAGTGAAGTCACAGCCGATGTCGGGACTCTGTACTCAAAGCTGGCGGACGAGAAGACCGATCGGCTACAGGACCACATTGACATGCTCGTGGCGCAGAACAAGGCGCAACAATCGGTGATGGAAACGCTATCCAGCATCACGGCGCGGGTGACGGGCAACGGAAAAGGGACGACATGATGATTAACTCCAAGTTCGAGATTTATCGCACCCGCACCAAGCAATACCGCTGGCGGCTGCGGGCGGGAAACGGCGAGATCATCGCGCATGGCGAGAGCTACAAGCGGCGCGAGAAATGCCATCACGCGATCAAGCTGGTACAGCAATCCGATCTCGCTAACATCGTGACGCTGAAATGAGCGACGACGGCCCTGAGCGCCGCAAGTTCGGTATCCGGCGCGACCTGAACGGGTTGGTGCGCGGTAAGGATGGCGAGATATCCGGCAGCAAGCTCGGAACCTACGCCGGGCAGATCATCGCGGCCAAGTTGCTGCTGGTGAACAGCCTGCCGTCGTGGGACGTGCTGGCGGTCCTGTTCCTGGTCCTGATCGCCCCGGAGGCTTACAAACAGGTCTTGGCGATGCGGTGGGGCGGTAGTAGCGTTGGACAGGTCACGACGCGCACCGATACGCACGAAAAGTCGGTGCAGGAGATCGTGAGCAAGCCCGCGAAAGAGGCGAAAAAATGACAACGTCAAACACGTATTCTTGGTCGCCCGAGATCGCTGAGTTTGTCGATATCGCGTTCAGCCGCGCTGGGGTGGACCAACGCACGCTGACCGGGCAGCACGTTCGAGATGCCCGCATGTCACTCAACCTCATGTTTGCCGACTGGGCGACCGATGGGGTGCGTAATTTCGTTGTCGAGCAGGCGACGAACCTGACGGTGGTTGTGGACCAAGACGATTACGCAATACCGACAGGGACGCTTGCGATTCTGGACCCGATCTTTATCCGCAGTTCACTGGCTACGCCGATTCAACTTCTCAGCCGTGGCGACTACCAGAGGATACCGGACAAGACGGTTTCAGGAATCATCAAGAGCATGTTCTTCGACCGCCCAACCTTGAAAGCTTGGATGTGGCCGGTAGGAGAAGCCATCACTGACGCGGTGGGGTATTGGAGGCTTCGCCGGATTCAGGACGTGACTGCGGCATCTGAGACACCTGACGTTGCGTATACGTGGTTTGAAGCCCTGGCTTCTGGCCTTGCTGCACAACTCGCGCTGATCCACAATCCCGGCAAGTTTCAGATTCTCGAAGGGCTGGCGGCAAGGGCGCTGAAGAGAGCCAGGGACTTCGAGAGAGAGCGTACTGACACGACGTTTCAGTTGGCGAGGATCTGATGGCAAAGCTCGCCACCGGAAAATTCGCGTGGTTTCAATGCCAGCGTTGCGGTATGCGCGGCAGGTACATTGATTCAGTTGCCGACGGCGACAATCCCGGCCTTCGTGTTCACGCCGAATGCAGAGACGTAAAAAATCCGCAGGAGGAACCTTTCACCGCCGAGGACGGCATTGCCTTGGCGCACCCGGCCCCTGACCTGGATACCGCGGCGGCCGGTGGTGGAGATGGAGCGACGCTCGTTGATAACCTGCCGCCGTTGACTGGGGGCTACTTCGGTGGGAGTACGTGATGCCAGGGTTCGGTTGGAATCACACTACGTTGAAAGCCGCCATCATCGCTTTCGTCGAAGATACGGGGACTCCTTTCGCTTCCGACGTGGATATCTGCATCGGCCTGGGTGAACTCGGCCTCCTGAGAGACTTGGACCTCGATATCTTCGATGCGATCGACACCGGGGTTTTTACCGCGAGCAGCCAGATCGTTCTCAAGCCGCCGAACTTTGTCGCAGACCGCTCGCTGACGTTCTCATCGGGCGGGAAGACCTACCCGCTGATCCAGAAGACGCGGGAGTACATCCTTGACTACTGGCCGACAGAGACTACAACGGCCGCCCTGCCGAAGTATTACGCCGATCTGGACGACACGCGATGGATCGTCGCCGGAACGCCTTCAACGGCGCATACCTGGACGGCGCACTTTATGAAGCGGCCGGCGGGTCTGTCGAGTACGGTCGCTACGACGTGGCTCGGGACAAATTGCCCGGATGCCCTCCTGTACGCCTGCCTCGTCTATGGGGCAGAATACCTGAAGCAAGGCGAATCGCTTCCGATCTGGGAGCAGGAGTACGTCAAAGTTCTCAGTTCGGCTAGGAACGAAACCCGTCACCATCGCCGCAAGGACTACGCGCCGATGACCATGACGCCGATGCCGCGAGCGGAGCGATGAATGGCCCTCACCGAAATCAAGATCGCGCCCGGTCTTTTCACGGTGACTACGGATCGTGGGGCAGTAAACCGTTGGAAATCCGGTAACAAGGTTCGTTTCCACAACGGCATGCCGCAGAAGCTCGGCGGCTGGCTGAAGTACGATACGGATACTTTCTCCGGTATCTGTCGTCTCCTGATTGACTTTGCTTCGCTCGCCCTTGTGCGCTACAAAGCCTTGGGTTGCACCAGCAAGTTCTACGTCGAGACCGGCGGCACTTTCTCCGATATTACCCCCGCAGGTCTGGCGGCCGGCGTGACTGATTCCACTGATGGCGGCGCGCAATGCAGCGTCTGGACGGCTGACAACTGGGGCGAAGACCTCATCATCAATCGTCGCGGCGGGTCGATCTACAGGTGGGATACCTCCACTGGGGTTGGCACGGCTGCAGCGGTGATAGCTGCTGCGCCGACTTCGGCCAACGGCCTGTTCGTCTCGCCCCTGGGGCTGCATCTTGTCCTCTTGGGAGCCCACAACGGCACCTACCTGGACCCGATGCTGATCCGCTGGTCGAGTAGCCAAGACTACGATACGTGGACCGCTGCTGTCGGTAATACCGCGGGCTCCAAGCACCTGAGCACCGGCAATCAGATCATATGCGGCATCAAGACGCTCTCTGGCGAGTATGCCATCTTCACCGACAGTCATCTTTGGAGCATGACCTACGAGGGGCAGGACAACCTGACGTTCGACTTCCACGTCAGGGGAGAGAATCGTGGCATCCAGGGTCCCAATGCAGCCATCGAAGTGGACGGCATAATCTACTGGATGGGATCAAGGGACTTCATGGTCTACGACGGCACGATCAATGTCCTGCCCTGCGACGTGCACAACACCGTGTTCGGGGATGTGAAGACGCCGCTCATCAACACGGTCCAAGGCTTCAAGGTCACGGCCCACTTCAACAAGCAGTTCCGCGAAATCTGGTGGGACTACCCGGCCAATGCGCAAACCGAGAACACGAATTACGTCATCTACAACATCGACGAGAAGCACTGGTCGTCGGGCACTCGTGTGAGAACGGCCGCCGTCGGAAACTCCGATATCTTCGATTACGTCTATGCAGCCGGCGCCGATGGTTACATCTATAAGCACGACAGCGGAACCGAGGACGGAACCGCAGCCATGACGGCGACCTTGGAGAGCTACGATATCGAGCTTCCGGGAAACGCGCAAATGAATGGCTCTGGCGAGTTTTTGGCATTCTGCGGTCGAGCGATACCAGACTTCAAGGCGCTCACCGGAACGGTGGCTATGAGTCTGAAAACGAGGAAGTACCCACAGGGAGAGCAAATCACCAAGGGGCCGTACTCGATCACGTCATCGACCGGGAATGTGTCTGTGCGTGCTCGCGGGCGTCAGATAGCCATTGCCCTCACCAGCACCGCAGTCTCGGATGACTGGCGCTACGGTGGCATTCGCCTCGATTTGCAGCCTGACGGGAAAAAATAATGGACTTCGGTTTCCCTCGGTTCGGAAACACCTACAACGGCGCGCAGTTGCGCAATTTTTCCACGCGCGTCAGTAATGCGCTCAATAGAATCTACGGCAGAGACCCGCTCTTTTATCACAAGAATGGGCTGGCTGGCGTCGTCATCGGTACTGCTGGAATTGCAGGAACTGATGCGACGGGGGCATACACGTTCTTCATTGATCCAGCGGATGGGGCGGCGAGTTTTGCGGGAGACATTACTGGATCAACGGGCACTTTCTATGGGTCCATATCCATTGGTACTTCACCTAACTGGTTCAAAGCGGACTCAAGCGGTATCTGGCTAGGCGGGGCGACGTTTGCCACATCGCCGTTCCGCGTCGCTATGGCTGGAACAGGCGTCATGGGAGGTTTCACCCTCGGCGCAACAACGCTGACCGCGACGAGCGGCGGCAACACGACCATTCTTTCCTCCGGGGCCACGTCTTTTTCCTCCGGCCCGACCGGATCGCCTACCGTGACGATCACGCAGGCGGGTGATATTG